GGTATTACCCCAGCGATCAGGGCGGAACTAACTAAGGCGGCAGCCGAGAAGGCAGCAGCTAAGAACCGCACCGCTTTGCTTAAGACAACTCAGGCGCAAACTAAGGCAATTAAAGAGCAAACAGCACTTCAAAAGGCTGGCACTCTATTCGATATCCAGCAGACTCAGATTATCGCTGCACTGAAAGGCGATATCTCAGCTGAGGAACGCAAGCGCCTAGAACTGCAACTGGCTATCTTGACCGGCAACACTAACGAAGCATCTAAACTCGCTGGAGAACTTGCCAAGTCTCAAGGATTATCACAGCAACTAGCAGCCTACCTGGCAAGCCTGCCAGATGCCAAGAACCCATTTACAGCATGGAAGTCTTATCTCGACATGATCGAGAGCCAAGTTGCTCGCATTGCAGCAGGTAATGTTCAAACAGTTCCTACATCTATGGCTTCAGGTTATGGCGTAACTGGTCAACAATACTCCTTGCCTAACGGATCACAACAGACAAGCGCAGCAGGGGTTGACTTCACAGTTAATGTTAACGCTGGCTCAATAATTGCCCAAGAAGGTCTGCAAGATGTTCTACGCGACACTTTGCTCGATGCTTCACTATCTGCCAAGTTCGCTGCGATCTATCGCCAAGGTGGTTCATTCGGGCCATGACACTTCCTGCACAGATATCCGTATCCTTCGACTTTACTAGCGGCGCTACCTTCGGGTACCCCTTTACTATTGGCGATGATAAATACGGAGTTCTTGGCACAGGCACACTTGCTTCAACTACTACTCCAGAGCCTACGGTCGATCTGACTCCTAATGTAAGACAGATCAGTATCAAGCGCGGTCGCAATATCATGCGCGATACTTACGAGGCTGGGTCTGCAACTATTAGAGTTTTAGATCCTAACTCTGACTTTAACCCACAGAATGTGAACTCCCCTCTGTTTGGCTTCTTGACTCCGCTTCGCAAGTTGCGTGTCTCAGCGACAGTAGGCGGCGTGGGCTACTTCTTATTCTCAGGCTATACAACAGACTATAAATACACCTATCCTCAAGGGCAAGAGACAGGCTATGTGGACATAATCTGCGCAGATGCTTTCAGACTTATGCAGCAGGCTGGGATTACAACTGTGGCAGATGCTACAGCTGGGCAAGACACCGGCACTCGAATAGGCAAGATCCTAAATCAAGTCTCATGGCCTACATCTATGCGCACGATCGACACAGGCAATACAACCTGCATAGCCGATCCCGGCACTTCTCGCACAGCGCTCGATGCGCTAAAGAACGCAGAGTTCTCAGAGCAAGGCGCGTTCTATATTGACACAGAGGGAACGGCGATCTATTTAAACCGTACTAATGTGATTAAGAAGTACGGCGAGACTCCGATCGAGTTCAACCAAACCACAGGTATCCCTTACACCAACTTAACCTTCGCCTTCGATGACAAGTTGATTATTAACTCAGCCGGCATGACTCGCGTAGGCGGCACACAGCAGGTCTCAGAGGACTCAGCTTCTATCGCTAAGTACTTCCCTCACCAGTTAAACGAGTCTAATCTCGTAGCCCAGACAGATGCAGACACTCTAAACATAGCCAAGATATATGTCGCAACTCGCAAAGAGACTACGATCCGCATAGATGCTATGACGGTCGATCTACTAGATCCAGATGTACCAACTGCGACAATGCTCGATCTCGACTACTTCTCTAATCTGCAAATCACAAATATCCAGCCAGACGGATCAACTATCGTTAAAACTTTACAGGCGCAGGGACTCTCATGGAACATCACGCCAAATGCCATGTCCTGCACTGTTACAACTCTCGAACCTATAGTCGAGGGCTTCATCATCGGAAGCGCAGTATCAGGTATAATCGGCACTAACATAATGGCGTATTAGGAGAATATAATGGCAACAGGCTTTCCAGCAGCTACAGGTGATGTCCTAAGCGCGGCTATGTATAACGGGTTGGTAGCGTTCACGCTCAACGCGCAGACAGGCACTACTTACACGACCGTTATCGGTGACTCATATCAAACTTTAATCACCCAGAGTAACGCCTCAGCAAGCGCGATCAAGATCCCGACTAACGCTAACGTGGCTCATCCAGTCGGTACGGTCATTACCGTTCTCAATATTGGCGCTGGTGTTTGCACTATTTCAGCGGTGACTTCAGGCACAACTACAGTTCTTTCAGCCGGTGCAACTGCAGCGGCTCCAACCCTTGCGCAATACAAATCAGCAGCTCTAATCAAGACTGCAACAGATACTTGGTACGTCGTAGGTGCAATAGCCTAATGATCGCTAATCAAGTTATCGGGTGCTTATCTCCTTCAGTTGCCCCGTTATCCGTTGAATACCTAGTAGTAGCAGGCGGAGGCGCGGGCGGCGGAAACTTCGCCGGCGGCGGTGGTGCTGGTGGTCTTTTAACTTCATCCATTACTAGAAGCATTTCGACAAATTACACAGTAACCGTTGGCGGTGGCGGAGCAGGTGTTACTTCCAGCGCAGGTGGTGGCGCTGGTTCCAACTCAGTATTTAGCACAATAACAGCCACAGGTGGTGGCGGTGGTGCAGGTCAGTCAGGCGCAGCATCTAATGGTGGTTCTGGCGGTGGCGGTTCTTACGCTTATGGAATTGGTACAGGAACTTCTGGTGAAGGATATAACGGCGGCACTGGCTTTGATTATGGCCCTTCACAAGCCGCAGGCGGCGGTGGCGGCGGAGCAGGAGCCGTTGGTAGCAATACAACAAGCCAAAACGGTGGTGCTGGTGGTGTTGGTGTTAATTCATCTATCAGCGGTTCATCAGTTGCCTACGCTGGTGGCGGCGGTGGTGGATTAGGTTCTGCTGGAAGTGGTACTGCTGGTTCAGCATCTTATGGCGGTGGTGCAGGTTCTAAAGGTCTTGCAAATGCTACTGCTGGAACTGCTAACCGTGGTGGCGGCGGCGGTGGTCGTGGAGAAGGTTCAGGCACTTATTCATCTGGAAATGGCGGTTCAGGTATCGTTATTCTCAAATATCCAGATACTTACACGATAACTATTGGCGGCGGTTTAACTGGTTCGACTCCTGCACCTAGCGGTGGTTACAAAGTAACAACCATTACTGCGGGTACTGGGAATGTGAGTTGGGTATAATGGCACATTACGCATTCTTAGATGATAACAATATCGTTACTGAAGTAATTGTCGGCATTGACGAAACCGAACTAATTGAGGGTTTAGATCCTGAGACTTGGTACGGTAATTTTAGACGTCAAAAGTGTGTTCGCACTTCATTCAGCGGTTCAATTAGATTTAACTTCGCCGGCATTGGTTGGCAATACGATCCTGAAGCAGATGCTTTTATTAGCCCACGCCCTGAATGTGGTCACAAAGAATTATTTTTAAACGATCAGTTCAAATGGAATTGTCAAGGTTGTGAATTAGAGGCTAAGAGGCGAAGAGATGAAGCCTAAATTATGCAAGGCTGGACAACAACTCCGTGAACAGTTCGATGACTGCTTCGGCGATCGTGACCGTACCTCGGACGGCTGGATCGGTGATAGTCGGCACTCAGCTCGTAAGTCTGACCATAATCCAGATGAGCAAGGCTGGGTTCGTGCCATTGACGTTGACCGCGATCTATCCGGCAGACCTAAGCCCGACCTCATGCCCGATGTGGCGGATCAACTTCGTCTCTTGGCAAAGTCTGATAAGCGCATCTCATATCTCATCTTTGACGGCAAAATTGCAAGCCGCAAAACCTATTTCCGTTGGGTTCCGTATAAGGGAATTAACAAGCACCGCCATCATCTTCACTGTTCTTTCACTAGCCAAGGTGACGAGGACGGTTCGTTTTTTTCTATCCCGCTTCTAGGAGGATCGCTATGAATATGAAAAACCCTTATGTCCTAACTGCTGGAGCGTTCTTATCTGCTTGGGCAGCTTCTAACTTCGCAGCAGACTATCGCTCAGTTCTTTGGGCTGTTCTTGCTGGCGTTTTCGGATATGCCACGCCCAAGCGATGAGCGCGCAAGA